AAGAATATTTTTAAATAAGGAGGGCCTGTGGCCAAACCATTTGATGTTAGCAAGTTTAGAAAAGATATTACTAAAAGTATTGAAGGTCTCAGTATTGGTTTCAATGATCCTACTGATTGGATCAGTACCGGTAACCACGCTCTCAATTATCTTATTAGCGGAGACTTTAACAAAGGAGTCCCACTAGGCAAGGTAACTGTATTTGCAGGTGAATCAGGAAGTGGCAAGAGTTATATCTGCTCAGGTAATCTAGTTCGTCACGCACAACAGCAAGGCATTTTCGTTGTATTGGTTGATACTGAAAATGCGCTTGATGAAGATTGGCTGAAAGCACTTGGTGTTGATACAAGTGAAGATAAGTTGTTGAAACTCAACATGGCAATGATTGATGATGTTGCTAAGACTATTAGTGAGTTCATGAAAAATTATAAACTTTTACCAGCAGACGATAAGCCTAAGGTATTGTTTATCATTGACAGTCTTGGTATGTTATTGACTCCAACTGATGTGAATCAGTTTGAAGCAGGTGATATGAAGGGTGACATGGGTCGCAAGCCTAAGGCACTTACAGCACTTGTACGCAATTGTGTGAATATGTTTGGTAGTCATAATGTTGGACTCGTAGCAACTAATCACACATATGCTTCACAAGACCTTTTTGATCCAGATGACAAGATCAGTGGCGGTCAAGGCTTCATCTATGCTTCAAGCATTGTTGTCGCTATGAAGAAACTCAAACTCAAAGAAGATGAGGACGGCAACAAGATCAGCGAAGTGCGTGGTATTCGTGCCGCATGTAAAGTGATGAAAACTCGTTATGCTAAACCATTTGAAAGTGTTCAAGTAAAAATCCCATATTCTACGGGGATGAATCCCTATTCAGGTTTAGTAGACTTAGCGGAAGCTAAGGGACTTCTTAAGAAAGATGGAAATAAGTTGGTATTCACTACTTTTGACGGTGAAATTATTAAATACTTTCGTAAAAGTTGGGAAAGCAATGAAGAAGGGTGTTTAGACAAATTAATGTCTGATTTTGAAAAATTGTCTAAAAACCAAGCGGACATAAGTGATGATACGACAAAAGAATAATATTCCATATGGATTTTTATATAAAACTATATTACCTGATGGTAGATTTTATATTGGTCAACATAAAATTATAAGTCAAAAAACATTAGATCCTTATTATTTTGGTTCTGGAGTTATAATTAAAGATTATATAAAATCTAAAACTACTGTAAACTTAAAAAGAGAAATACTAGTTTTTGGATACTCTTTTGATCAAATGAATTTATTAGAATCTATTTACATAACAGAAGAAATATTAAATGATCCTTTATGTATTAATTTAGATAAAGGTGGCAAAAATAAATTTAGTCGTTATGATAGTGTAAAGGATAAAATAAGTAAATCTATGATAAAAGTAAGAGCATCTAATAAAAATTGGAAATCTCGTAGAGGACCTGAAAATAATAAATCTAAAAAATGGAAATTAATCTCTCCTCAAGGTGAAGTATTTGAATTTTTTGGGAACATCAATGAGTTTTGTGCTAGTAAAAATATATCTGCTAACACTATGAAGGCAGCGATTCGCGGAGGATGGATTCCTAAACGAGGACTTTGTGCAGGATGGTTAGGTTTTGATTTAGATACAGGAAAAGGAACAATAAGAAAAACTATGAATTGTGGAGAAGCAATACAAGGTGAAAATAATCCTAGCTATAAAGCAAAAGTGAAAAGAATGAAATCAAAGATAAGTAATACAACTTCTGTAGTGGAGGAATAATACAGATGAGTATTACAGTTATTCATGAAGTATGGCGCGCCATCAAAAGTGAAATTGAAGAAGTAAATCTTCCAGATGCCGCAGAGTCACTTGTAGATGTTCTCATTCAAAATGATTATGAAGCTAGTGATATCAGAGCAGAGTTTCGTAAAGATAGTGAAGTGATGGATGCTCTCAAAGCATTTGTCGCATCACAAGAAGATGAGGAAGAAGATTACGAAGAGGAAGATGAGGAAGATGAGGATTACGACGATAATTGGTGATGAATGAACTGGTATACCAGAATCACAACTGATTTGTCTGTAATCCCGGACTTCATAAGTCATTATGAAGCAGAACTATTACAAGCAAAATATGATTGCCGTGTAGGTGGAAGGGTAGAGAAAAATATCTCAAGCCTACCCGGTATCACAGAAGAACGCTTCAATCAACTACAAGAGATTGAGGCTGTGTTAAACTACCTTAACATACAGTTGCGTAAGTTAAGGCGTAAATACTTTCAGAAATATCTGGAAGGATACAACAGGGCATTGACAAGCCGTGATGCTGAAAAGTATGTTGACGGCGAAGATGAAGTTATTGACTTTGAAGTACTAATCAACGAGGTAGCACTTTTGCGTAACAAGTGGTTGGGTATTATGAAGGGTCTTGATAGCAAGCAATGGCAACTAGGCCATATCGTTCGCCTGCGTACTGCGGGTATGGAAGATGTCACGGTCAGTTAAATGAAACTAACTTTTGAAAACGGCCTATATATAGAAAATTGGTTTATTGATCGGGTTTCTTTAGACGGTGGAGGAACCACACAATACTTAGATTTTCTAAACGCTATAAAAAAACAAAATAAAAAATATAATAAAGCACTAGAATGGTGTTCAGGACTGGGAGCGATAGGTTTTAGTTTGCTGGATGCTAAAATAATTAACCACATTACTTTTATGGATGTTTATCAACCTGCTATAGACTACGTTAATAATATGGCTGTACTTAACAATATCAGTAACAAAGTTACGGCATATTGTGTAGGTAAGGCACGTGATTTACCATCAAACGAAAAGTTTGATTTAATTGTAGGCAATCCGCCGCATATGGTACGCGATTTTACCTTAGAAGAGGCTCATGCTCAAGATTTAAAAAAAGGGTTTCACCCAAGACAAAAATGGCATTTAGACGAAAGTAACCGATTACTGGCAGATATTGATTGGAGAATTCATACTGAATTTTTTGCTAATATAGGTGACCATTGCAATCCAGGATGCGATATTTTTATAACAGAAATAGGCGGGCAAGAAGATTTTAATATTAAACTTGCAGCCAGATCAAATTTAAAATTTAAACAAAACTTTCCATCACCTATGCTTGCTAATGATTCTATACATACCGCTTGTATGCAGTGGTTCACATATCATCCGGCATCACTATGAATATAACAAGTATTTTAATTATTTCCTATTTAAAAAACAACACAAATCTACACGGTCAAATCACACAAACGGTTAAAAATAAATGTATACACCTTAATTTCTTTTATCACAACCATGATGTCACTGTTTTAATCTACAATGACAATTTTATCAAACTTAAAATAGACAACCTTCCTCATGCAATTTGTGATAGCATCAAAACGTTTAGAGCAGAAATAGATCGTTTAAATACATTGAGATATTACTAAAAGGATTTCATATGAGTAACAAATTAAAAGCATTTGTTGAAATTTTACTAGCCGGATTTGCAGGAGCAGCAATAATGATAGGACTTAAAATTGTTAATCCAGAGTATAGCGAACATATTTTTTGGGTAGGATTTTTAGTTCTTTTGATATACTATGCTTATACTTACAAGGTTGCGTTACTTGAATTAGAAGAGTTTTATAAGAGTTTAAAGAAGGATATTCAGTAATTGGGCAAACACATTATTGACACAACATATTGATTACTGTAATCTATATATCGTATAAACTAAAGGAGACATTTATGAGTTTGAAGTTGAAGGCTGCCGGTGATGTTGCCGGTGTTACTGCGGTAATTTTTGGTACTGTTGCTTTTTTGAATTATGTCACTAAAGAATATGCTGCCATCATTCTCGCATTTGGCTTGTTGGCTTATTTGATTTACCTTATGTATAGCATTAGGTTGAGCTCATTGGAAAGTGAGCAGCGTGAATTGGAACTGACTGAGGACATCGTCCGCACACGCAACCTGCTACAGTCCCTAGAACAGAAATCTAGCAAGTAATAGGACCCTCTAATAGCCCCTGGCCAGCGTATAGTGCTACAATGCTATATGTCTGGCCAGACCCGCTTATATCCAGGCCTATGCTGTTTTACGAGGCTATGTAAGTTATTGATTTATATGGATTTATAGTTCTTGACCTAGGCCTAGTTTGGGCGCATACTATCTATACAGTTGATTCACGGAGTTTTTATGTCTATCAAGTATTATGGTATGTTTACAGACGCAGGTAATGCTCTTGTAATGGGCGTAGTTGAGACCGCAAAACGAGCGGAACTTGACTGGGACCAGGTCATGGACTTACTATATGATCTGAGTACACTTGATGGGTTTGAAGAGGCTACGGATACTGATGTCCGCGAGGCTGTTTATATGGAGTTGTCAAATGGTCAATAAGCGTCACGGCGGTCCCTATGATCGCGGTAGTGCTGATAGTTATTATCAGCGTGGTTTTCGCCCCCACTACTTTGTGGGTGATACTTACAATTCTGAGGAGATCAGTCAGGATCGCATGACCCTTCAGGAGTGTGAGGAATATGTTAGGGGCTATAGGGACAACCAGGCAGCAGGTAACTTCAAGGATTGGGGCTAATATGGGCTATCGTACACTTCCCCTGCGTGAGCAGAAATATGGTCCGCGCAAGGGACTTGAGGGCCCGTTTGATTTCAGTGGTCATATACTGTACTACGATACCAAAGCAGGGCAGTACTACGATCCTACAACAGACTTCTATGTGGAGCAGTCTGAAATGGATCTTATAAATCAAAGACTTATAGACATTCTAAGTCGTTGATTTTGTTGGATTTATAGTTCTTGACCTAGGGTACGATTTTTCGTATACTAGTATAGTTGATTGATTATTTACTAACGGAGTATTTTATGTCAGTTGTTCTTGTTAAGTATGGTATGTATCGCGGGATTCCCGTGATCAATACCCAGTTTACTTTGGTTAAGGGTTTTCAGACAGGCAAGAAGGGTAATTACATCACTGTGCGTAACGGCGGTGTGTTCCCGATTGCTATTGATGTTGTGAAAATCAAAGTTGAGGATCAACATGATTTTGAGTTTGTGGGCGGTGCTGCCCCTGCAAACGTCAGTCAGTTTGTCCCGGCTCCTGTCGTTCAGGAGACTGATGACGAGGCAATGAATCGTATTGCTACCCGCTTTGCGATTCTTGATGAGATGTCTAAGGCTACTACTAACGGTGGCATTCGTGCTATGATCGTGAGTGGTCCCCCGGGTGTTGGTAAGTCGTTTGGCGTTGAGCAGCAGTTGGAGAAGGCTTCAATGTTTGACCGTCTTGCTGGCAAGACTCTCAAGTATGAAGTTGTCAAAGGTGCTATGACGGCTCTTGGTCTCTATGCTACATTGTTCAAGCATAGCGACAAGAATCACGTATTGGTGTTTGACGATTGCGATAGCGTACTCATGGATGACTTGTCACTTAACATTCTCAAGGCTGCACTTGATAGTGGCAAGAAGCGGCGCATTTATTGGAATAGTGATTCTAGCATGTTGCGGCGTGAGGGTATCCCTGATGCGTTTGACTTCAATGGGTCGTGCATCTTTATCACTAACATTAAGTTTGAGAACTTGCGTAGCAAGAAGTTGCAGGACCATCTTGAGGCATTGCAGTCGCGCTGTCACTTTTTGGACTTGACGATTGACACCGAGCGCGACAAGTTGTTGCGTATCAAGCAGGTGCATCGTGATACTGACGGCGGACTCTTCCGAGATTACGGGTTTGAGTTTGACGAGGGTGATCAGGTCATGCAGTTCATGTGGGACAACAAGGCAAAGTTGCGCGAATTGAGTATGCGCATGGCACTTAAGATTGCTGATCTTGTCAAGATTAGCCCCGCTAACTGGCGTGCGCTTGCTGAGTCAACAGTTATGAAGCGAGGTTGATACTCCGTTTATCGCTTCAAGGAATGGGCCCCGAAAGGGGCTCATTCTTTTTTTTTAAATTAAAGCAAAAATCATTAAATATTTTTATGATTGTTAATAACGTCGCCAACCATGAAATATTTGAATTTCAAAGTGATGAAATTTTGGCACAAAGTGTCCTAACCGATATTTTACAATCTGACATTCACTACACCGAAAATTTAATTTCTAGTACCACTAAAGCAGGTGGTTCTGGTTACAAAAAAATCTCTGATACAGAAATGGTTTGTTATTATAATAAAGAGTTGTTTGATTGGATACAAAGTTGCCTAGACGAAGTAACTAAAAAATATTTTGAAAAAAATACTACTTTAAAAATTTGCGATTCTTGGGTCACTAAGACTCAAATGGGACAAATTTCACACAAACATAAACATGTATTATCAATCTTTAGTGGGTTATACTATTTGACAGATCATAATTCATCCAATACAATATTTTACTTTGATGATCCAGTGCAGGCTTTTTTCTCTCCGTTATTGGGTGAGCATGTAATGCCCAATAAAGAGATTGAATTTAAGAGTAAACCCAAAATAGGTAAATTACTTATATGGCCGAGTTACATACAACATAGTGTAGAAGTCCATAGAGAGCATAAGGTGAGATATACTATTGCGTTTAACACCTTTGTTGATGGAAAAATAAGTTCGTGGAAATCTAGAGTTTTACACAACAATGTAAATGGTATAGAACTGCAAACCCCGCTTAAAATACCCCGCACAAGTTGACTATCTTGTTAAATTGTGTATAATTGAATGATGCAAACTAAAGAACAATTGCTTTATTATATGTTGGGTGGTCACATCCATTTAAGTAAAAAGGATTATGGGTTTTTTAAAAATCTACAACATTTGATTCATGATAATAAAAAAATTACATCTAATCAGGTAAAATTATTTGACAAATTGTTACTCAAATATCAACGTCAACTTAAAAAAAATAATTTGGATATAGATCACTTGATTAAGTTATTGTGGAACGTTGAAGTAGTAGAAACCTTACCGGAATATCTAGATGCAAAAATATCTATCGTTGAAAACATCATACAAGTTAGGTTACCCTTCAACAACAAATTTATACAATATTTCAGAAAATTATATCTGAACCCTTTTGTATGGAATAAAAAAATTAAAGCATATGAAGCAGAATATTCTACCCATGCTTTCAAAACAGCCTTCCATAGCGTTAGTAAATTCTACAATGATGTCAAATGTTTTCAAGTAAATTATCAACTTTTATCAGAATTAGAAAGTTATAAAAAAGTAAAATACTGGACTCCTACTTTGGTTAAATCAGGAAATACATTTTACATTGCTGCTATTAATGAACATTTACA